AAAAGGAAGTATATTTAATTTAGTTAAAATATATGAACAGATAGATTATAACGAAGAAATGGTTAGAACATTAGGTGTTTCTACTGGTAACTTTCAATGGGTTGGTGGTATAAAAGATTCGCAAGTAGTATTTTATCCAGATTTAAAAGGAAGATTTAAAATAAGTTGGACACCACCTGTTCACATGCAAAATAAAATGTATTTGAAAAACGGTATAAAATATCCAGCTAATGAACACATGGGGGCTTTTGGTTGTGATTCATATGATATATCAGGAACTGTAGATGGTGAAGGTTCTAAAGGAGCTTTACACGGTTTAACTAAGTTTAGTATGGAAGATGCTCCTGCTAATCAATTTTTCTTAGAGTATTTATCTAGACCACCTACAGCAGAAATGTTCTTTGAAGATATGTTGATGGCAATAGTATTTTATGGTATGCCAATATTAGCAGAGAATAATAAACCTAGATTATTATATTATTTAAGAAGAAGAGGGTATAGAGGTTTTAGTATGAATAGACCTGATAAGGTTTGGAATAAATTATCAGTAGCAGAAAAAGAAGTTGGTGGTATACCAAATTCAAGTGAAGATATTAAACAAGCTCACGCCGCAGCTATTGAAATGTATATACAGGATCATGTTGGTGTGAAACGAGATGGAACGTTTGGTAGTATGTATTTTAATAAAACATTAAACGATTGGACAAGATTTGATATAACAAAAAGAACTAAATATGATGCCACAATAAGTAGCGGTTTAGCAATCATGGCTTGTAATAGACATTTATACGCTCCAAATGCAAAGATAGAAAAACAACCATTAAATATTAGTTTCGCTAAGTATAATCAAAGTGGTAATATGAGTAGAATAATTAAAAATTAAGTATGGCTGAAACAGTTTTAAATAAACATTTTCCTAGTCAAGTCGTAAGCGATCTTGAAAAAATGAGCTTTGACTATGGATTAAAAGTAGCTAAAGCAATACAACACGAATGGTTTTCTAAAAACTATGGGTCTCACAATAGCAGGTTTCGTTCTGGAACAGCTAACTTTCATAAATTAAGATTGTATGCTCGTGGAGAACAATCTATACAAAAATATAAGGATGAGTTATCTATTAATGGTGATTTGTCCTATTTAAATTTAGATTGGACACCAGTGCCAATTATACCTAAATTTGTAGATATAGTTGTAAATGGTATTGCAGAGAGATTATATGATGTTAAAGCTTATTCTCAAGATCCGTTTGGTGTTGACAAGCGAACTAAATACATGCAGAACTTGCAGAAGGATATGAAGTTAAAAGAGTTTAATAATTTTATTCAAGCAAACTTCGGGTTAAATGTAGCTGAATCTCCTGTTATGTATGAAAATCTACCTGAATCTTCAGAAGAGCTAGAGTTACACATGCAATTAACTTATAAGCAAAATATTGAAATCGCCGAAGAACAAGCTTTAAACGTGTTAATGAAGGGTAATCAATATGATTTAATAAAGAAAAGATTTTATCAAGATTTAACTATTTTAGGTATTGGTGCTGTTAAAACTTCTTTTAATACATCTGAGGGTGTTACAATAGATTATGTTGATCCAGCTAATTTAGTTTATTCTTATACTGACTCTCCATTTTTTGACGATATATATTATGTTGGAGAAGTAAAACAAATACCAATTAATGAACTTAAAAAACAATTTCCTTATTTAAATGAAAAAGAATTAGAAGAAATAGGAAAAAGTAGTACTGGGACGTTTTCTAATTTTTATGGAGCTCATCCAAACCACGAATCAGAT